GTACGAAGGTATGCCCCTGCCAGGAAATGTCACATTCAACGGCTCCAAGATTTATGAGGATGCCGTGGTTACGATAAAGGAATTGGAAGAAGAAGTAGAAAAACGATATCAGTTGCCACCTGACTTTATAACAGGATAAAAATGACAGTCAATCCGTATTTTCGTAGGAATGTGCAGGGCGAACAAAACCTGCTAGAATCTCTCACAACCGAGGCAATCAAAATCCACGGTCATGAGATGGTGTATATTCCACGGGAAACTGTGTCGGAAGACAAGATTCTTGGCGAAGAAATTTCTAAGTTTAAAGATGCGAATCGCATCGAGATGTACATGGAAAATGCGGAAGGCTTTGACGGCGAAAGCGACATGACCCGCTTCGGTTTGGATATTCGTGAAAACTGCACTTTCATCGTGTCTCGTAAACGATTCAACGAAGTCATGGCACACAACAGTACAATTCGTGATTTGGGCAGACCTCGTGAAGGCGATCTCATATATTTTGACTATCCATACAATCTGTTTGAAATCAAGTATGTGGAACACGACAATCCGTTTTATCCGCTCGGCGCACGATATTCGTTCAAATTGTTCTGTGAAGCCTTCAAGTATACTCAGGAAGAAATTGATACAGGCGAAACAAATTTGGATGCGGTTGTGAAAGTGGTTGCGGATTACACAAAGAAATTAGAGTTTAGTGGCACAGTCAACGGTGGAAGTTTTTATGTTGGAGAAGAAGTGTATGTGGGAACTACGGCTGATCGTCATGCATACGGCAATGTGGATTCGTGGACTGTACCCGCTACTGGCAACAAATATATGACTGTGAATGTTGCCAAGGGACTATTTGAAGTTGGAGATGTGTTGCATAGCGTAACCTCCAACTCATCGTATACAATTCTCGCAGTATCAGACACAGACACGAGAGCGTCAAGCACAAACATTCAAGATAACGAAGCAATTGATTTGGAAACAAATCGTGACAATATCTTTGACTTCACAGAAAAAGATCCTTTCTCAGAAGGATTGTATGGAGATCCTATCTAATGTTTACACAGTTTTATAACGGATCAATTCGCAGAATGGTTGTGGCTTTTGGTGCTTTATTCAACCAGATTAATATTTCACGCACCGAAAGCACAGGTGTTCATAAGATTGAAATTCCACTTGCCTATGCTGCCAAAGAAAAATATAAAGTTCGCTTGGCACAAGATCCAACCTTTCAAAATCCCATGCAGATCACGCTGCCCAGAATGGCTTTTGATATTACGGGAATAGTATACGATCCTACCCGAAAACGAAATTCGTTACAGAAAAATATGATACGAGATGCCGTCACATCAGGAGTACGGTACGCATTCGCAGAAGTTCCTTATAACATTGATTTTGGACTTTACATTTATGTGCGAAACATGGATGATGGTTTGCAGATTGTGGAACAGATTCTTCCGTATTTTTCTCCAGAGTTTGTGGTGACTATTAATTTTGATGACACAGTGAACACAAGTGTTGATGTTCCAATCTATCTGAATTCGGTTAGTTCTGAAGAAGATTACGAAGGAGACTTTCAAACTCGTCGAAGCATTATATTCACGCTGAACTTCACGATGAAGTCTTATATATTTGGTCCGGTGAAAACATATAAAGAAATCCGCAAAGTCGATGCCAAACTATTCGATTTCGATTACTTTCCAACTTTCGCTCCAGGATCATCAGCAGCAACCACAGGAGATTACGGACGAATACTCACAGGAATCACGGGACCACAGGGTGTTTCTTCAGATCAATCAGATTATTCGGCAACCACTAAATTATATGAGTATCAGGGTGGGGCAACGCTGGCGGCAGGTGTGACTGTTGCATGGCAATTGTAAAGCAAGGCATATCATGAACGAAGAATTTGCACATATTGAATCAGTATTGGGTGTGGGTGCGACTGCTGATCAGGCAGAGCCGCCTGTTGTGTGCCTGCCGATTCCTGTGGTGCGTATAGAGTCTCCACCGCTTTCAGAAGAGTATTTAGCACGAGATCTGAAGCACGACTACGAAACTGTTCGTAAGAATCTGCGTGAACTTGTAGAGATGGGCAAGAATGCCTTGGATGGTGTGCTTGCCGTGGCGCAGGAAGGCGATTCACCTCGTGCCTACGAAGTGGCAGCACAAATGATCAAAACGCTTTCTGACACAAACAAGGATTTGTTGGAGATGCATGGTCGCATCAACACGATTCGTAAAACAGAAACAACCACGAATAACACCACAAACAATTCAATTTATGTGGGATCAACTCGTGACCTGCAAGACATTATTAATTCGGCTCGTTCCACGCAAAAAGTGTTTGTGGACGAAGACGAAACAAAATCAGTCTAAATAACGGTATGGAGAATCTTGTGAGTGTGATGCTGTCTATATCTTGGGTTGTGTTTGCTCTATGGATCGGTTTTCGCACCACCGCAGTCTACGAGTGGGCGGCTCTGTTTCCTGTGGTGTTTCGCACGAACGAATACGCTGAAGCACGAAAACAAAACTTCGCTCTGTCTTACAAAGATTTTCTGTTGTCGGCTCATGGCGGTTTCGTGATCCGAATGTTGTCGTGTCCGTATTGCGTTGGTGTGTGGATGAGTGGGGTGAGTTGTATCGTGTTCGGCTGCTTGCCGTGGACGGCTACCGTGTATCTCGTGTCGCTGTTGGTGTATCATGGATATGTGTTTTCCGTGGAGAGGCTGACCGATGAATGAACTACACTTTGAAAGTCCTGCTGCATTGGTGACACATCTTTATCGGCACGAAGACGATCCGAAAGGAATCTGTCGTGGTCCGAGTCTGTTGTTTGATTGGTACAGCCGAGCAAAACGCTTTTACGATGCCTCACTGTGTCCTGCGTGCAAGAAACGAATGAGTGCGGCAGACATTGAAGCAGGATATGCGGGAATCCTTCAGTATGATGCGGAACAAAAAACTCTTGCGGCACTTGCTGTGGGATCAGCGTTTGTGTTGAAGATGGGTGGAGTTGTGTTGGGAAAGGTTGAATACCCCGAATGAATACGAGTCAAAAATACTTGGGTAATTCCAATCTGAAGGCGGCTGGAGTCAAAATAAACTTCTCCGAGAAGCAGATTGAAGAGTACATGAAGTGCGCTCAAGATCCGCTGTATTTCATCAAGAACTATGTGAAAATTGTTTCGTTGGACAAAGGACTTATTCCTTTCGAGCCTTATGATTTTCAAGAGAACATGGTTCGAGCAGTACACAGTAATCGTTTCGTGATTGCCAAACTGCCACGCCAAAGCGGCAAGTCCACCACAATGGTGTCGTATCTGCTGCACTACATTCTGTTCAACCAAAACATGAGCGTGGCTATTCTTGCCAACAAACTGTCCACGGCAAGAGAACTGCTTGGTCGTTTGAAACTTGCATACGAGTATCTACCGATGTGGCTGCAACAAGGCATTGTGGAATGGAACAAAGGCTCTATCGTTTTAGAGAACGGATCCAAAGTGCTTGCTGCCGCAACATCTTCTTCGGCTGTTCGTGGTGGTTCGTACAATGCAATCATGCTCGATGAATTTGCGTATGTGCCGCAGAATGTTGCCGAGGAGTTCTTCTCGTCTGTGTATCCAACCATTACAAGCGGTAAAGACACGAAAGTTATTATTGTGTCTACTCCGAAAGGCTTGAACATGTTTTATCGCCTGTGGGTGAATGCAAACAAGCGAGCAGGAGAAGCAGGCAAGAACGAATATGTTCCGATTGAAGTGCATTGGAGTGATGTGCCTGGGCGTGACGAAGAATGGCGAAAGCAGACGATTTCAAATACTTCGGAAGAACAGTTTCGCACAGAATTTGAAACCGAGTTTCTTGGCTCCACGCACACACTCATACATCCCGAACGCTTAAAGAACTTGGTGTACCGAACTCCTGAGTATACCAACAACGAAGGACTTTCGGTGTATACTCGCCCGCAGTACGATCATCACTATGTCATGGTGGTGGACACATCACGAGGAGTCGGACAAGACTATCATGCTTTCACTGTGGTTGATGTGAGTGAAATGCCGTACCGTGTAGTGGCAACATTCCGAAACAACGAGATTGCTCCCATGGTGTATCCGAATGCGATTTATCCGATTGCTCGTCAGTACAACAATGCATATGTCTTGGTTGAAATCAATGATATTGGACAACAGGTCGCTGATATCTTGCACGACGACTTGGAGTACGACAATATCGTGTATGTTCAGACACAGGGCAGAAAAGGACAGATTGTGAATGGTGGCTTCGGCAAGGGCGGCTCGGCTTCCAAAGGTGTGAAAACCTCG